GGCGATTCTTGTTGACGTTGTCGTCCCACTCTAAGAAGCGCTCGACGTGCTCTTTAGTAACTCCCAGTTTTTTGGCAAAGGCTATGTCGTACCTGACCGGCGGCGCACCGAGGAATCCCGTAAGGAGTTGCGAAGCGAACGATGCCCAGCCCAAGCCGTACCCGCATCCAAGCAAAGCACTCTTTGCAGATTGACGAAGGTCTGGGTGAGTGTCTTTGGTGAGGTTCGGTATGTTGAACATCTGAGCGCCGAACGCTGCGTAAGGGTCACCACCTGCTTTGAAGATGTGTAGCATCTCTGAGTAATCCGCCAGCCACGCGAGAACTCGCGGTTCAATCTGAGATAAGTCCCCCACGACCAATTGATTTCCTTCGGGAGCCATAACCGCTTTGCGTAGGAACGAGCCGCGCTTGAGGTTTTGCATGTTGATGGCCGAGCCTCGACTTGCCGTCCAACGACCCGTCGCCGCACCGTAGTAGGAGAGAGGTACTGGTAGGGAGCCACGTTGACTAATGTCGAGGAATCTCTGAGCCCTTGTACGCTCGGTGGTGGATTTAACCCGAAGGCGTGCTTCACACAGGAGGGCAACGTCTTCACGTTCACCGTTGAGTAACGCTTGGAACATTGCATCGTTCTTAGCCAGCGCAAGTGTTTGCTGGCCGGTAGTTTTACTGACCTTGGTCGGGACAGCCACCCCAAGCGCTTCAAGTAAGGTCGCAAACTTTGGATTCGACGCGAGCGAAGTTTCCTCCACGCCAAGCCTTTGTAGTAATTCATCACGCTTCTCCTTCTCTTCTAGTATGGCGTCGACCAACATGTTGGGGTCAAGGACTAACACGGGTTGCGTGTACATCTTCAAGGTCATGTCGATTAGTCGTAACTCCTTCGATGGATAGGATACAGATAGCCTTTTGAATATTTCTTCGCACAGAAACACATCATGTTTGCAGTACTCAGCGAGTTCTCCTTCGAGCGCGGGGTGTAACTCGTGAACTCCATCAGTTGAATGAACGGCCGTGCCTTTGGCTGGTAGTCCAAAATCGTATGCGAGTTTGGCGAGACTATTACCAACTTCCACGCCACGTAAAGCTCTCGCCATTGACAACGTATCGAAGATGAAACATGGGTGGGTGTTGTATCTCCACTCCATAATGGATACATCGAACTGTGCGTTGTGCGCAAGCACTGCGGTTCGCCCCCAGTCGACTCCAGAAAAGAACTCAGGTAGGTCTCCTCCACTAACCCATCTAATATCGTCTCCGCTTCCGTATACATGGACACAAGCCCCGAACGCAGTGAACTTCTTATCACGGATGTACTCCTCAGTTGTCATTTTTGATAGTGTGTAGTCTTTCTTAGACCATCTAGTTTCGAAATCAATCGTTAGTATTTGATCGTATGGTTTGCTCATTTTGCTTCTCGTTTAATAGTTGTTGTGCAAACGTCAGCACCTTAGTGCGCCAGTTTGAGTAAGTGTCGCGTGGGGCATCGTACATGGACGACAACCCCAATTTAGTTGCTATGTTTAGCACATGTATCTCTTCTTCTACTGTCAATTAAACATCTCCTTGGCTGGCGCATCTTCCATGTTCTTGTCGTTAAAACTGCCCGTGACTTGGCTCAGTATGAACGCGGCTTCCATTTCGTTGCAGTTCAATGTGAAGACGTTTGCGTGGTGGTCTTCGTGCCCCAGTACCACGACCCCGTGCATCTTGTCGTCCAAGCAACAGTCGACCAAGCCCTTGAAGATTAGGCGCAAGTGGTCGCGCTTCTCCCCTGTCAGTTGGTCAAGTTTCTCCATGAACTCCAAGGCTTCTTTGGTTTGTCCTAGTGTTCGTCTTTGTTCCATTCAAGTAACTCCTTTATGTTGTGCATGTTGTCTTCGTTGATGATGAACGCCAGCCCCTTGGCTTTGCGTATTGCGTCTATCTCTCGTTCCTGTAGCGCTGTTGGTTTGTTGTTGCCTGCCTTGCACTCGATGCCTACGAACAAGCCTCGGTAGCAAGCAATGATGTCAGGGATACCAGCACGCCCCATGCCCGCTTGGTAGGGCGAGAAGTGCCAGATGCCCATAGAGTCAAGTGTCTTCTTGACTGTCTCTTTAACTCGTTTCTCTGGTGTGGCTGCCATTGGTTACCTCCGATAGTTTTTGCATGTAATGCCGAGCCTTGCCCGCGTCATCACTGCCTTCTTTGCGCCCAGCGCGGAGGGAATATTTAATCACATTACCTTTGAGGAACCCGATGAATTCTTCGCGGGTTAACACCGACTCCATCACATGCCAAGGCTGGATGGGCATATCTTTGTAGTGGTTACCACTTACTTGTAGGTCGTCGGCTGTTGTGCCGTTAAATCGTAGGTTGATCTGCGCGTGGTTGGGAATCATAGTAGTGCTTCTCCTTGATTGTTGATTCGTTGTTTAGTAGATTCTTGCGTTACTTTTTCTAACAGCTTTGGGTTTACTCGCTCGAATGGATTCCAGTCGTTCAAGGTTATTTGCGATATTAGTTCTGCGTTCTTCATCAATTGCCTCTTGCGGGACAATGACTTCTTTGGTGGTGAATCTGTGTTCGTTGGCACACTCTCTCCTTCTGGTATACCCAAATGTGGGCGATTTCTTTGTTTGTTTAACGAGCGTCCATGCCCCGCATATGGGACATTTCATTCGTCTTTGCTCAACATGAAAATTGATACGGCAACAATCACTACGACTGCGCCCCCGATGACCATTAACATAACTGCCCATGCGATTGTTTCAAGCATCTTGTTCTCCTATTTCTAAAAGTTTCTCTTGCAGTCTACGAATGCGTTGGCGGTTGTAGTCAACAACGCTCATTGCATACTCAAGCGACTTCTCCGCTTGCATCTTGGATATAGTTGCCTCACGCATCTCTATATCAATGATTTCTTGTAGCGTCTTCGGTCGCAACATATCTTTGATGAAAGCAATAATTGTTTCTCGTTTAGTCATGTGTTTTTATCCTTTAAGGCTTGTTCAATGGCTCGGACAAAACTTCCAGTGTTATGTGTTGCTCGTATCAGTTCAGATATTTCCTCATCCGTCAACCCAACCCAAGGTTTCTTGTAGTCTTGGATGTCATCGTCTTCTTCAGTCATGCTTGCCCTCCAACTCTTTAACTCTGTTGGACAAGACACGCACCAACTCAGTTAGCACAGCGACCTCTGCCATTAGTTGCTCTCTTGATGGGTGTTGTGGCATACGCTCAAACGCTTCGCGTTCTTCTTGCGATTCAAGTTCGATCTTCATCTTCATAGCCACCCCCATATAAACACAGACACAACGCACAAGATTGTGGCGATGGCTGCCAAGATGGGCACATCGCTGTCCGCCTTGTAAGGACCCTCGATGGTCATGTATGTTTCTGTACGCTTTAGTGTGCGTGAGAACAGTTCTGTTGTCTGGTTGTTATCCATGATTAACCTCCAAATATTTTCTTAAGTAAGTCATACAACTCGCGTGCTTGCATGACCGATAGTTTGTCAACAACTCCCTGCGCTGTCCAGTTACGCGTAAGTACTATGGTTGAACGGGATGTGTCTACCTTTTCCTGCGGGGCAATAGCGGCAATGCCTGCGTCTTGCGAGGCTTCTCTACGCTTGACTACCTTGAGAGTGTGCTTGTCTTCTTTGAGCGCCTTTAACGCTGCTGCTGACTTCAAGGGTTGATACTCGTTGCCTATCGCCACCATGCGCTTGGTGTAACCATCCTTGACCACTTGCCCTTGCTTGGATAACTGAGCGCAGATGGAGTTAACTGAACTCTCCTTGAACCCGCGCTTCTCTAGTGCCTCGCACACCTCTGGTGTGGTCTTGTTGGGGTTGTTCTTGATGTAGTTGAAAGTCTCGCGTGTCACGTTATTCGTGGTTCTAAATAGCTGTTTGCCCATAGGCTTCTCCTGTTGTTGTGTGATTTGTTTCTTCTCGTCTTGTTCCCAGTTGTTTAGTGTCTGAGATAAGAACTGTCTGCGCCCGTTTTCAAGGGCTGTGTTTAGTGCCGTTTTAATGTCTGGCATCTTGGTTCTCCTTGTTTGTGTAGTCGTGAAATAACATGCCGTTGTCGGGGTTGCCAACAACAGTCTCTCGTCTCCAATACTTCTTGCCGAGTTTGCTTACTGACCAATGCCCTCTGCGCTGATGCAGTCGTGGGCTTGCGTGTGTTCCTCCTTTCGGGGCAGATGGCAAACCATGTCGCTTGCGCTCTAGAGTGACTGTGCGCCACTCAAATAGCGGTGATTTACCCTTACGAATACGCTTGGCGTTATTGCCTAGCGCCGTAGGGCGGTAGTAATCAAGTTCCTCACCTTGCAGTAGCCCCTCGCTTGCACACGGGATATACAACGCAACAATCTTCATAAGCGGAATAAGCGTTTTAACAACCTTATCCTTCATATGTTGTGGAAGTGCTGGTGGCATAGAGACTAACACTAAGTCTTCGACGCGCTTGCCTTTCGGGTTGTGTTCCTCCGTCACAGGGGGGACGTTTTTAAATTCTTCTGGCTTTGGTTTGAAATGCAGTGTTACCAATGGGACGTCTGACTCGTTTAGTTTTCCCCACATATGCGCTTCGTACAAAACAGAATCACGGCAATCAAATGTGAGTAGTAGGAATGCGTCCTCAAGAATACTTGCTCTATCGAACCCCATTACTACTGCCATGTTCTCGAATGGTTGTTTGACTTCGCGTGTCTTGAGTGGCGCAGCATAGTCACCATGCGCTAGCATCTTCTGTTCAAGCACAGGCACTTCTTCGGGGACAAGCTTATTCCTTTCAATGTATATCCATGTGTAGTGCGCCGCATCAAAACGGCAGTGCTTTGCAATGTTTGCTATTGCTTTATTCATATACTTCTCCTTGTGTTAAGCATATCTAAAATCTCACTTTCTGTCAAACGATGGACAAGTTAGTGGTCACTACTGCCGAAGTCCAAGTCCACGCCTATGAAATACAACGAGCGTCCATCTTTCAATTCAACATAGCAAAACGGATGATCGTCAGGATGCGCGGGGTCATCACCATATGTCGCACCTTGCAGTTCTTCTGCGCCAATATAAACAACATCAACTTGCGTGTCGTAGTCTTTAAAAGATTTTGATGCGGGTACAGCCAAGCCTTCTTCGGCAAGGTCATCGCGCATTCGTATTGAGTTATCAATCATCTACTTCTCCTTCGTTGTTAAACATTACATACTCATCTGGGTCGCGCTCTCGAAGTTCTTCCAACTCTTGTATGTATCGGTTGATCTCGTCACGCAAATACTCAGGCAAGCCCTCGTACATAGCTTCGTGCTCGCCATCACTCCATTGAAAAGCCAATAGGCATTTAGTTATTTTCATACTGTTTCCTCTTTGTATAAATTGATCGTTGGTCTGTCTTTAGTCTCGCCCTCCCACACATCGTCTATGTTTTCATAGACAACAATGCAGTCGCTTGTTACGCCTATCACGCGCCCATCCTCTAGGTGTATCACATAGAAGTCGGGATACTCTTGCTCTATCTTGGTTATGAAACTCATGCTTCTTCTCCTTAACTAACAGTTTCAAATAGCGCACATAGGTCTTGTATAACCATGGTCGCTTGCACGATATCTTCCTTATCGCTTTCGTATTGCTCTGGGTGCATATGCTTTGGGTAGTCGTCCAAGTACCAATCAGCGAAGTCCACCAATCTAGCTATCTTGTCGAACTCTTCTCTTGTTATTGTGATTGAATCTTTCATGCGTCTTCTCCTTCAGGGTAATTTTCGCTATCGAACTTTAGTAGTTGGCTTGCAAGTTCTTCTAGTTTGGAATCGTACGAGTTATACATAATCCAATCAATAAGATACTCAATTTCCGAGTCATTGAACCACTCGCGTAGTCTTTCTTTTTGTTTATGCGTTAGTGCCATTTTTAATCTCCTTTTCTACTATGGGTTCAACGATGGTGAAAATCGTATCAAGAATCCCGCCATCTGACACTTCTTCTGCGGGCGGTGTTGTGTCGGGGTGTATGAGTTTGTAAATCTCAACGATTGCTTTGAGTAGTTCTTCTTTCGTAGGTGTCTCCTCATCGGTTATGACAATGGTTCGCAAGCCCGATGCTTGCATCCCTGCTAATAATTCATTTATATCTAAGTCACTCATTTACTTCTCCTTTGGTTTAAAAACATCGGGGACAGATGTCCCCGATAACACTGGTCACCCGTCAAGTTACAGCATGGCTGGCAACAGAGGGCGCACTGGCTCTTCCATCTTGGGATACCAGTCGATGTAGTAACACATCACCTCCGCCACTACAGACGCAGACTTGCCGTCACGCACGAAGTCGTGCAACGCAGCGAGGTCACACTCAAGCAGTGCCTTGTAGATGTCCTGCTCATAACTCACTAGGTCGTCTATCTTGGTGTGGCGTGTGGCTATGGGCGACATCTCGTTGAACACCGTGTTGATGAATGTGACAGGGAATGTATCAAGGTACGACTCGACAAGGTCGACATCACACTCAATCAACGCCTCGCACATATCTCGCATAGTCACGGCATCCTCATGGTCATCGTCCTGCCACTCTGCGCTGTGCGCTGACACAAACTTGTTGCTCAATGGCTTACTAGCGAATGAGTTGTTCCATGTATCCATCTCATACTCGTCGTCCAAGTAGTTGTCGTATGCACTGTTGTATCTGGCATAGGCGTGCTTGGTGTTGGTGTAGTAGTGGGGGATAAGAGTCGCAGGCTTCCACGCATAGGTGTTGCTGAACCATAGTCCATCGTGCTCGATGCCTTGGTCATAGTTGACATGAGACATGCGACCATCACCATCCATGAACACGAAGCGGTTGTCACCGATGAAGTCGGCAAGCATAGTCAAGAACCCCTTGGTATGTATCAGGTTAGGTGCGTCATGCACCGCCTCCTTGAGATAGTCGTTGATGAAGTGCCAAGTATCTGACTTAGTCTTGTCGGCAGCATTGCCTGTATGCAAGATGCCGTTGTGCATCATTGCGACATAGCCTGTGACGACATCATATGGATGGCAGTTGAGCATATCGGTATCGCCATGCGTAGTCCAACGAAAGTGCAAAGCAATCTCGCGGGCATCGGTGGGTAACTTCTTGATGAACGCATGGGCATCGTTGACATTCTTAGGCAATGTCTTGACGACCTTCAACCCCTTGGAGGTTGAATACATAACACCAATACCATCGGGGTTGATTGAATAGATTTCGCTGAGCATGCCCGTGGTGTCGAGTAATGTTGAGCGAACCTTAGATGACTGACCTGTGATGATTAAACACATATTAAATACTCCTGATGATTATTGAATTAAACTGACTCGACTGTGTCACGGCATTGCGACTCAGCAGTAACCTTGGTGTTGCGCCTACGCACGCCATACCAATCGGCAAGGTTGGGATACAGACTCGATACAGTCTTCAACCACTTGATGAAACTGGGCTGGTTCAAGTCACGCCACGATGCAACACGACAGAAGTTGACACACGCATGGGTGAACTCAATCTGCGCCAACATACGAGGCTTGAGGAGAGACGCACGGAAGATACGCAACTCGACAGTGTCATACTCGCCGTGGTATGCAGACAGCCCAGTCAAACGCTTGGACTCTTTGTAACTGAGGTTCTGTAGGTTGACCATACGGAAGCGCTCGTGTGACTTGTCTTTGACTGCCTTCTTGGGGTTGACAAGGATTGACTGATGCTCAGACGCACAGTAACTGCGGGCTTGGTCATCGGTGTTGGGATGGCGACCTGCAATCTTGCGTATGAAGTCGACATTGGTCTCGCTGTTGATGAGCATGAGGAACTTACCCAATGTCATCTGCGTGAACGCATGAGAGTCGATGTGCACATGAAGACCGCAACGCTTGGTGTCCCACGCACGATAGTACGCCTTGGCATCCCAACCCTTGAAGCGCTTGATGTGCTCGGCAAGACCACGAGGAGCAGTCACGATCTCCAAGCCATATGAGCCAAGCGATCCGTCTGACTTACACACGCAATACTCCTCACCGAGTTGGTCACGCACATCACTGACTGCATCGTTGACTGAGCAACCCTCCTTGGTCTCCATCTCGAACTCGATACCCATGAGAAACTCACCATGCGGAGAAGAGTTGATGGTAGTGTCCTTGCTGAGATAGTTGAGCACATTGGTGCTGTAAGACATGAGAGAGTCTTTGTCTTGGTTGTCGTCCTCGTCTTCGTCCTCGTCTTCTTCTTCATACGAGTAGTAGCAACCATCGCTCTCGTGGTAATACGCATCGTCTCGTGACCAATACTCATCACGATTCTCGATATACACAGCGTCTTCTTCGAAGCAAGTGCGACACCATGTGTCTTGACATGAATTGACTGTATGCGTCCTGCTTTCATACTCAAGGTGACCGCAGTCACACTCGGTAATAGATAACTCAAGCGATGTGTCACCCTTGATGGCTTGCAACAACGACACTTGATCAACACCAGCGAGATCCTTGCAGTCATCCATGAGGAACTGCTCGACTGGGACAGTGTCGTCATCCTTGATTGCTTGGGTAACTAACTTGCCGAGGTCACGATACAAGTTGCGGGCTCGCAAGAAATGTTGCGGATAGACAGTAGTGCCGTGCCACTGGAAATACTGAGGCTTGGTGTCAGTGTTGTCGAGCGCATTGACCAAGCGTGAGTAGACAGCGTTTGAGTTACTGTTACCACACACCTGATAGAACGCAAACAGCATATCTTTGAACATCACACGACCATGTGTCTTGATGATGTTGCGTTGATACGCAGTCAATGGTGCGATGAGCACCTCGGTTACATTGTCAAAACAATCGAACATGTCTTCAATA